CGCCACGGAACTCGCGAGTCTCACCGGTAGCTTCGTTGCGAATGAACCCGGTTCCGGCTGGCAAGTCTCCAGTGTAGGGACCATCCAGCGCTGCGGAAGCAGCACGATTCGATGTTGCGACGCGACGAACGCTCGGAGTCACGTCAGGGACGGCAGAAACCGGAGCTTGTGTGGCAAGAGGCGGAACAACCGGGGCCGGCGCAGTTGTGTCAACAGACTTAACCATTCTTCCTGACGCTGGATCGAAGAACGATCCGCCTGTGAGCATGCGGCCCACGCGGGGAGCAATGCCGAAGGACGCGTAGTCGCCGATGTTGCGCGCTACGTTCACCACGTTGGCGCCGATCCGACCGGGCGTCGTGCTGGCATCAAGCCCGACTGACTCACCGAGGGCCGCGACATCTTCCGGCGTATCGACGATGGATTGAACCGCGCCGCCAGCAACACCACCAATCGCGCCGAACTTGCCCACACCACGGGCAACGCGAGCGAGGCCGCGACCAGTGATAGCTGGGTTCAGCAGGTTGCGCAGCCGCGCAAAGCGAGTGAGCGGAGCAGCTTCGGCAGCAACAGCGGGGGCGGGAGCAACGGACGGCGTAGCGCCTGCACCTCTGAAGACGTTGCCGGCTGCTTCCATGCGGGCCACGGCTGCTTCACCGAACTTGGCGACACGAGCAGCGCGATTGGCGCGGGCCAATACTTCTGGATTGACGGCGTCTTTTGAGGACAGCGCGGTCTCGTATGTTGAAATGTCGAATGGACTTGCCATGTTATCTCCTTATGCGACGCCTTCAGCTTGCAGCGTTGTGAGCGCATTTATCGCGTTGATCGCGCCAGCGGCCAGCGCACCGGTAACAGAGGCGCCCTGACCAGCGGCGGTCAACTTCAGTTCCTGCGCGGCCACGATGCCTTGGAACGTAGTCTTTGCATTCTCAATTGCAATCTCAGATGTCTTGATGTTCGTTTGGTAGTCGAGCGCACGTGAGTTCTGGATCAGACGCAAGCTCTCGGCAGCAGCGCTGGCCGTTGCCTTGTACGCCTCGATGTCGCTGCCATATCCGGAAAGAATGGCGGTCACGTTCGCTGTCTGTCCTTGCAAGTCCGCGCGGTACTGATCCACGCGAGCCCTGAACTCTTCGACGCGCTGATTCCCCTTCGCTATTTCCGAGTTAAGGCGCGCAATCAGGATGTCGGATTTCGTTTTGGCGCCGGCAACCTTGGAAGTGTACGCTTGAACTTCAACTTGGTATGCCTGCATCTTGGAGATTTCTCCCTTAATGCGGCTGTCGTACATGTTGAACTCGGCAACCTTCGCTTGCACCTGCGACGTGAACGCGTCGATCAGCGCACGGAACGAGTCGATGCGAATGCGCTCGATGCCGGCCTGAATGCTGGCTGCTTCGAGGCGTGTCTTGTACACGCTGACCACGGTGTTGACCGCGTCGAGTTGCGCTGAGTACAGCGCGACCACGTTGCGCTGAATCTCTGACTCGATGCGCTTGCCTTCCATCGTGGTGCGATACACTTCAACCAGCGCAAGTTGGGCGCGAATGCGTGCCTCGAACACCTGCGCTTCGGTCTTGTACGCTTCGAGACGCGCGTTAAAGCGCAGCACCTGCGTCTTGAAGATTTCAATTGAGGCTTCCAGTGTGGCCTTCGCCGCGTTGAGCGCACGTTCCATGATGCTGTTATGGAAGCCAATGAGAATCTGTTCGAGCCCCTTGACCTGTTCGATCGTGAACTGGCGGGACTGCACGAACAGATCGCCGCGCTTGAGTGCAATCTCGCGCTCGATCGAAGCGAGCTTGCTTGCGAGAAACTGGCGAGCGCGTTGCAGCGCCACGTTCAAGTCGCCCGGAGCCATCATGAACCCGCGAGCGGCGGCGTTCACATACAGTTCATCCATATCGGCGGACGCAGCTTCCGACTCGCGGTCGCGTGCGCGAGACCATAGGCCCGCTTCGTCGAGGGGCTCAATGCCGTAGCCGCCGTTCTCCAGATCATTCAGGAGCTTCGACTTCAGTTCATCAAGAAGTGCAGACTGGTACAGTACCTCGTTGAACGTGAATATGTTGCTCGGTACCAACAAATCATCTTCCGGCAGAATCGCGGAGAAGTCAGGAATGCTGATGCTTGGCACATCCGGCAACACGATGCCAGTGAACGTGGGTGCCACCGGGAACGTGATGTCTGGAGCGCTTGGGATCACTGGGTCGCTGATCGCAGGCGCAGTTGGCGGAGTCGGAAGGGCACCACTGGGTGCGTCCGGAATCGTCAGGATCGGTGCGGCCTTATCGAAGTCAGGCACCACTACATCTGGCAGTGCGGAGATGAGCGAGTCGATGAAGGTCGGAAGAACGGCGGCGATCGTAGGAATAGCCGGAGGCACTGGGCGGAACCCGAACAGGGTAGCTGCCACACCGCCGTCGCCATTGCTCACGTAGTTGGTCTCGGGGAGTCCGTCAATATTGATGCTGTCCGCCGAGGCAAGGCTCGACAGTGCATCAAGAAATACCTGTGCCTGCGCGACGGCGCCAACCGCAAAGTCGTGCTGCTCATTGATGATGTCTTGGACGCCCATTGAATTACCTCTCGTGAACCAGTATTATACCCTAAAACACCCGGCGTCGCAGGACATCTGGCCGCAGGATCAGGCTATTGATTGCGAAGTCCGAGCCGTCTACGTTCTCGTATCCGAACTGCCAGTAGGTCGATTTCGGACCCTTGCCGATCTGCACTCGGCGCTGTTGAATCTCGGTGTTGCCATTGTCCGGCAACAGATACTCGCGGGTGCCCTGACCCTGCGTAGCAGTCGTGAACTTGCTGTATCCGTCCGAGCGGTACCCAATATAGATTCGCGGGATGCGCTTGTTGAAGCTGGTGCCATAGGCCAGATTGCCCCATAGCACTCTCGCGGCGATGTCGTCGCCATCGTCGGTCGCGCTGGCGTCAAGCACGCGAATTCCGGTCGGGCCAGCCGCGAGCGTGCGCCCGCCGAAGTTGGCAAAGCTGTTGAAGTTAAAGTTTGTGTACTCAGTGAGCGGGCCTTTGCGGAGGTTGAGCGCCCAGATGCGGTACTCCCCGAGTTCGGCTTGGTAGCCAGTGGCGACGAGTTGCAGCATCGGCATAGTCATGCCGGCCACGTACTCGATCGTGCCGTGCTCGCTCGCGAAAAGTGTCAGGCTCGGCAGTATGATGTTGACCACGCCAGCGGTGCCAACGAGGCCGGAACTGGCAAGGCGCAGACGAGGGAGCACAAGATTCATCGTGCCGAGAGCGCCCGAGATGCCAGTGGCATTCAGGTTGAATAGCGGCAGCGTGTTGCTGGCGAGGTATAGTCCCGGCGCTGACGATTGTGCAACCAGCGTCAGCATCGGTAGCGTCAGGATGGCCGAACCTACCGCGCCGACTGCGCCCTCGGCCAGCAACGTAAACATCGGCAGTGTGTTGCGCGCTGCGATGTCGTCGTTGGATAGCAGCGTCAACATCGGAAGCACGATGCCGATGGCGCCTGAGTTGGGTACTCCGCCTAGTACATCGAGCGTGATGCGAGGAAGATCAATATCGGCGGTGGCAAACGATCCGATCGGATGGCCGGCGCTGGCGAGCGTAAACATCGGCAGCGTTACGAATGCAGCGTCGAGCACGGTAGCAAATGCGTCCATAGTCAGCACAGGAATGTGCAGACTTGCTGTTCCTACCGCACCTACTATGCCATCAGATACTAATGTCAGCATCGGCATAGTAATTGTCACGTTCGGGCCGTACGGGCCATCGAACGGAGTGAAGTCATTGTCGCTGGGGAATATGGCCTCGTCGCCAATGTGCCCCTCGTCTATGTGTCCGGAAAAACCGAGAATTATCGGAACGCCCCAGCGAAAAACACCATCTGAAACGGTGACCGATACCGCAGACGACTCGAAGTCAACCAGCGTTCCATTGAAGTGCAACGAGTATCTGTCATTTACGTGGTCATACTGGATGGCGATGTGGTTCCACTGAGTGGCAGCAAAATCAGCATTGCCCTCAGTGACCTTATCGAGTATGTCAAACGAAGTACCATCTGTTCCAACGCTCCATGTGAGAACGGGTATTTCATCAACCTCAGCAATGCAGACTTGTACTGCGTCGCCATTTGTACTTGAAGCAAACGCGAACAGCCGGCGAGTGGCGGCGGCGAGTGGAACTGCATCGTCGTACCTGTACCAAAAGTCAACTACCCAGCTATCTGGACCGAGAGTATCAACGTCGGTAGATTCAATATAATTCGACCCGTCCAGCAACAACGAGGCGCTGCCGAATTTGCTCTGAGCGGTATCTAGTTCCGCGCCGTTGTTTGTCCACACGTATCCAGCGGAACCGGTGTCCGGATACGTAGTGGACGCGTCGGTACCGTCAAGGTGGAGAATTGATAGGTCGGCCATTTTGTCTACCTATGAGGCAAAATTAAAGGCCCGCAGGAGTAACCTGCGCCACTCGTGCGGGCCGGCTTGCGTAGCACTATTACGCCGCAGGTTGGGTAACAGTGAAGGCGGTGATGGTCTGAACAGCCGCAGTCACGATCGCTGTTGAAGTCAGGTTCATGTTCGCGCCGGAAGTGCCGACGTTACCGTCGAGGCGCATGAGAACTTTGTTCGTTGCGTCGGACGCGCCAGCGTCGGCCACGGTGCCCATCAGACGGAACCAGCCGGCTGTCGCAGTTGCGACGGCTGCGCCGGACCACGTTTGTGTGGAGCTTTTGACGAGCGAACCGTCAGTCGAAATGCCAAACTTCAGGCCATTGACGTTGTTGACGCCGGAGGCCATGTTGGTATCGGTCTTCGTGATGGTTGTGACTGTCGAGGCAACAACCCATCCGTTCGGAAGAGTGCCTTGGCCGGGTAGCGCAGTGATCGTGATAACGTCCACTGTACCGCCGACGTTGGATGCCTTGAAGAGTTTGTTCTTCGGGTTCGCATTGATCTTCGTTACAACGTCGGTCGCAGTCTGGATAAGCGACGTATTGAAAGGCGTCGAACTGCCCATGATTTCGATGCTGTTGACGGTAAGCGTATCCACGGAACCTGACGCGCCGCCAGTCAAATCGACGGAACCCGACGACTGGACCTCGGCGGTGAAGGCACCTTCGTTGTCAGTGATGGTGACAAGCAGCGTGCCGGCTTCAGCATCGTCGGCGAGAGTGGGCTGGGAGCCGGTGAAAATCTTGATGCGACCACCTGAGAACGCACCCTCGAAAGAGCCGCCTTCAAGCAGGAAGTTACGCAGAGCAGTGGAAAGACGAAGTGCCATGATGAATCTCCTTTAAGATATGTTCTGGGGTTAATCTCGTAGTGCTGCAACGTACTGAACTGTTCCCTTGTGGCGGCGAATCATACCAGCCCCCTTCGCTGCGCTCGGAATTGTGAACCGATCCTGCGTGATGTTTGTAATCTGTCCGCCGTCACGGGCCACGCAAATGCCCTGCGTCGTAGTAAAAACTGCAACTGGTCCATTGCCCTTTCCATCGAAGATCATGTCGGCGGTACAGTAATCTGTTGTGCCGAGGATCGCGCCGTAGCTCAGGGCATCATTGAACTCCCATTTTTCTGGGATGCTGCCCGAAAGCCAGAACAGGGCATCGGATGTACTCAAGTATACACCGTCGTTCATTGGCTCCACAAGGGTAATGTCGCCGGCAAACGGGTAGTTCTTGCGGAGATCGAATAACTCGTAGGCAAGCGGCTCGGAGTAGAACAGCACGGACCCCGAGGCTACCAAGGATCGGCCATTGAAGGCGCGTACGATCTGGCCGGCTGGAGGTGGGCCGAAGAACTGGGTGCTAAGGACCACGGTCTGCTTTACCGGCGCAACCAAGTTGAAGGTCGTCTGTGCGTTCGGGATTGTGCCTGCGTGGTACAGGGTCTCGGAATTGGTGTCCGTCGCCCATACCAGCTTCGCGAAAACGCTGGGGTCGTATGACACTGGTAGGTCGGTCAGGGCCATGCCACCCTCGGTGACTTCAAAGCCCTCGGCACGAGGGGTTCCGGACTGTTGGCCGTCATTGCGGATGAAGGTCACGGCATATTGGTACCTGCCGGCCCGTAGGGTGCCTCCCATCGACGCGGCGTTGCCTTGGGCCATTGGGGTAGCCAAGCCCCACGTGCGTGCCTCTCCGGCCTGCACAACGCCCGTTTGGAGGCCGTTCGACCAGCCTACGTAGTTGCCCAGAACCGCGTATGAAATATCGCGGAGCGGGATAAGGTCGGTCCTGAGCGTGTCGAAGGTGAAGTCCGGGAAGACGCGGATAAGGTCAGTGCCGTTACGGGAGGCAAGGCACATGCCGGTGCCGACGAATAGCGAACGGATGTCGCCTGACACCACTGGCGCGCTGAATCCGGGACGGAGGGAAATTTCGAGGCTGTCGTCGATGTCCACGTTCGTAGCAACGACGAGGTCTTCGAGCCCCAGACGCTCAGCCGGGACCACATTGCGGAGCCCGGCAAATTCGCTGTGTTCGTAGACACCCTCGTTTGGGTTAGTAATTGCCACGGTCCCACGCTCCGCGTACCCAGCCGCCGAAGCGGAAGCGCGCTGGGCCAAGGGTCATCTTCATGAAGTCGTTACGGGCTTCTCTGCACTGGCGATCGAATTCTTGGAGGTAGCCAGCGCCGAGGCGGGCAGCAGCGGAATCCACGTTCGGAGTGGTCAGTGCCTTGCCGGCTGCGTACATGCAGAGCAGTTCGTGGTACTCGGCCTCGATCTCGCATTCGGCAGACGGGGTAGACACGGTAAGCTGCACGATGGGCAAGTGAGACACGCGCATCTGCGCGACGAGGCCGTTCTCCGTTATACTAGGAGTCGCGCGGAAACGTATAACCCGCGTCTGCACATCGACCGCATACCAGTTGGGGCGACCCGGAGTCTCGATGTATGGAGAGTTGATGTCGAAGAAGTCTTGGTTCGGGTAGGAGAACACGCGCGAAGTGATGTCTTCGAAACTGATGTTGCGAAGATGCAGATCGGAGTCGGATAGATTCACCGACAGCACTCGGAGAACACGCGAGTGCAGATCATAGTCCTTCACGTTGGTCGCCAGCGTCACGCCTGTGAACGCGGCCTTTGCCACCGTGTATCGTGAATTGAGACGCCACGTCTTGCGAGCGAACTCGTCGGCGCCCCTGTTGAGAAAAGTGACAAGAGATGCGTCCGAGAAAAGATCGTCTGGAACGCCGGCAAGCAATTCGGCGCGGTCGTCCAAATAAACTTTCCCGGTATGTTCCAGCATCTCTTGCAGGTTCATGTTATACCTCGTTGCTGTTCAGGTCTTCGAATGTCTGCACGCGCTTGCCATCGCTGTCGATCGCCTTGCCGAGTTTCTGGTAAGGGAAGCGGCGAACCTTGCGGGTGACGGAGCCGTTCGGCATTCCGGTGGCGCTATCCACTGTCGTGATCGCCTTGTCGAGAATCGCGTGGTCGAGCACGCCGAGAACTTCGAGCGGCACTTCCACTACGCGGCCACGCGTGATCTGGTATACGCGGCCATTCACGCCGACAGGCACAAATGAAAGTTCAGTCGCGTCATTGCCTTCATCAACGATGATGGCCCAGCGCTCTTTGCTCGATGCGCGAGACGCATTGGCTCCCGGAACAACAAGCTCCGGTGCTTCTTGGGCGGCAAAATTTGCCGCCGTCAGTTCTTCGATGATCTTGGTCAGGCGCGCGATCTCTACATTTTGTGCCTCGACCAACTTTACTTCCAACCCACCGCTAACTGCTGTTTCCATAACCCCCTCCTGTGTTGATTAGTACTTCGAATTTGCCATCGGTGCAGATGATGCCTCGCCGAATGCGTCGTCGTATTCTTCAGATTTGCTAACGATCGCCGGCAGTTTTTCTTTAAGCAACTTCAACAGTGCTCCGGTCGATGAGGCCACGATAATTTCCGGGGCCGGTGAGGACATGTACGTGCTGCCCTTCTTTGCGTTGTTCTTCTTGACCTTCTCTTCTGCCTCGACATCCTTCAGCTTGATGACGAAGCCGTTGTCTGCCATGCAGATTGTGCAGATTTCGTTCTCGCCGTAGAGGCCCATGACACTCTCCTTAAAGACGGAGTGGTCCCTACCTTTCGGCGAGGACCACCCCTTCTAGGTTACGCCCAAGCGATCCAGCGGAATTGCTTGCTGGTGATAACAAGCGCAGCCGGGATGGTAACTCCGGTGAACTTTTCGCCTGCTGCGTTGAGACGCGAGTTGTCGGCGGCTTCGGACGCATCGGTAAGCGGCAGACCGACGCTGGTTGTGCCAACGACGCCCTTCGCTGTCTCGTACACGGTCCATGTGCTGACGGTGCCGGAATCGAGGTCACGAACCAATTCCGGGCCAGTGGTTGTCAACAGCGATGCAGTGCCGTCAATAATGCGCTGAGTAGCACGTCCGAGCGTGTCGCCGTCGTACACTTCAAACTGGATGCTGTCCGTTTCGTTCAGCAATTTGAAGTAGCGCGGCTTGAAGCCGAGGTTCAGGATGGTTTTCTTCACGGTGCCGGTGTCGATGAACGAACCGGACGCGAAATAGACCACCGGGATTGCGTTGTGGTTTGCTGATGTGATAGCCATTGCGTATTCTCCTTGGTGATGGTTTCGTCAGAACTGGGGGCCGAAGCCCCCTAGTTTACTGATTAGTTCGTCGCAGCCACTTCACCGCGAACGAGCCAGAGGTCGTTCAGGATGACGGTAGTTTGCATTGTCTTCCAGCCGGCTGTGCCTTTTTGGGCCAGCGGGTCGCCGATCACGGCTTTCGGATTCACGATCATGATCGACAGGCTGTCCTTGCCCTTCAACGGAACGATCGCGTACGCGTCTTGCGAGATGTACAGGATCGGGTACACGTCAGCGTTGGTGCCGGTTGTCGAGACCATTGTGCTGGTCAGGCCACCCGCATCAGCGAAGGCAGTGAAGATTGTGCTGCGAAGGTAACGAACGTCTTCGACGGAGCCGATCTCATTCTGGTACGGAGTAACGGTACCGTACTGCTTCGTGTTGATGAAGCCATCCATGTTGCGGATGTCGGTTTCGCAGTCCGTGTGGCAAAGCGCGATGAAGGCCGCTTCGATCGGTTCAGTGCGGAAATTCGGCGTCGAGGCAACTTGCGTTGTCACGAGCTTGGCGTTCTGGCGCTTCAGCGCTCGCGTGATGCGGCGTTGCAGGTCCAGCGTGACCGGCGTGTTCACGTCGGTACGGGCGGAACCGTTCGCGTAGAAGACGTTGGTGCCGGCCTTGATCACGTTCCAGCGCAGGGTCTCGACGGTCTGAGCAGCTTGCTCGCCCAGAATGTCGGTAACTTGCTGGAGATACGGGTCTTCGTGCGTGTCGCCGATAACGTCGGACCACGGAATGAAGTCGCCGTATTGTTCGAGTGTGGCTGTGACATCGGTCACGAACGCTTTCTTACCAGCAGGCGTCACACCCTCGACGAGCGGTGTAAGCGCGAGAGGCAGCGCGTTGTAGCGGCGGAACTTCGCAACTTTCGTCACGTTGTTCGGCATTACGTATGTCTGACCGAACTTTTCCAGCACGAGGACCGGAAGGCCGCGAGTCAGCATCTTCACCACCGCGTGGGCGGCGGTACGGGGCGAAATATCACCGTAAACTTGTGGGGTTGACATGCTTGTTTCTCCTTGGATTTAAGTGGAAGTTGTTACAGGTAGAACGTCGTAACCAAAGCCAGTTGTCGAACGCTTACACTTGGCGATACAGTGACATCCGAAATTTCGCAGAGCACTTTACCGTCACTGGCAGTCACGTTGATCATGTCGCCGATGCGCAGACTTCTAGCGGCTGAATCAAAATATGTTCCGCCAAACACTGTTGCGAGATTGTCTCCAGTTGAATATGCCAGAGATTTCACGCCGGTTTCAGGGATTACTCCCGTACCAGTGAGTACCAAATTTGCGTCGTTGAAGGCCATGATTACACCTTTTCGAGACAGACCGAGAACTTGATCGAGCCGACGCCGCCGTGGTCAGTCGTGCCGCCGCTGTACTGAAAGCGAATCGGCTGACGAGCCACACTCTTGGTATCGGACACGCCGGTCAGGAACGGAACTTTCGCGTTGCCCCAGTCGAGAGTCGCGGCTGGCGCGGCTTCAATGTCGGCATTCACAATCGTCGTCCAGACTGTCGTACCATCGGTCAAGCTGATCAAACGGTCGCCGCCCGCGCCGAAGTTCGTTCCGCCGCCAGTTAGGCGAACGTTGCGAACTTTGTATTGCGCAACTGACTGCGGTGACGGAGTGAACACCGGGACGTTCTTAGCACCGTCGAGCAGTGCGGCTGTCACAGTCACATCCACCCAGAACGGCGTGCCATCAACGATGTCGCGAAGCGCATCCTTGTCGGAGTTGCTCAGTGCTTGGCGGCTTAGAGATAGTCTTGAAATTGCCATTACATTTCTCCTTGTCGATTACTTTTTGCTCGCCAGCGCCATCGCCTCATCCCAGCCGGCGTCGAAGTTGTTCTTATCGACACCCTTGTCTTGGACTTGACTGCGCTGCGAATCCACCGGAGCCAGAGCCGCAATCTTTTTGGGATCGACGGTGTCGGGCTTCTTTGTCGTGGGAGCAGTAGTAACGTCATCCGCCTTTGGGGTAACAATTCCACTTGCATCCTTGAAACGCTGAACTAAGTCATTGACTTCTTCAGCAGTACCGCCAGTATAAACCTCTTTCAGTGCTTTCTGCAAGTACGCTGGTTGGGTGTTGATCCACGGCTCCAATTTCGGATGCACATCGTCGAAGTCCGGATGGGCCGTGCGGATGTCGTTGAAGTGCTGCGTTTCCTGCATCTCCTTCTGGCTTTGCGCGATCGGAGCGATGTCGCCATATATGTGCTTCAGCACGGCCTTCATCGCTTCACCCTGCGCCGTGTCTGCCAACGCGGAGTTCTTCTTGAACTCCAACTCGAACAGGCGGGCGATGTCTTTCCATTCGCCCTTCAGCGCGTCGAGTTCCGTCACTTCTTCGGCAGACAACTGGCGAGCAGCGGCGTCTGCGGCTGCATCAGCAGCGGCCTTCTCGTCGGCAGCTTTCTTCGCTGCGGCATCTTCAGCGGCCTTGGTCTGCGCTTCGATGATCGCCTTCGCGGTCACGGCGGCAATCGCAGCCGGCGTGTTCGCAGCAGCCTCGTCGGCCTTGCGCTTCGCTTCCACGTCATCCGCAGCCTTCTTCGCAGCAGCCTCGGAATCCTCGCGGGCTTTGGTCTGCTCCGCAGTTTCCGACGCTCGGACTGCATCAACAGCGGCCTTGTCGGCAGCAGCTTTTGTCGCGGCGGCTGCGTCAGCAGCGGTCTTCTCGTCGGCTGCTTTCTTCGCGGCATCAGCCGCAGCATCGACTACTGATTCTTCCTTCTTGGCTGGCGCAGCGTCAAGAGTGGTACCAGCTACCGCCTCGTTGAATGCAGCCGCGAATGCGTCGTCGCCATCGTCAACCGACAGCCCCTCGTTTACTGTGGTCATGTTCTATCCCCCTGTTGTGTTTTCGTGATCACGGGATTGGGATTCATAATCGACTTCACGATTCCTTCCCATGCCGCGTACTGCTGTTGGTATTTAACCAACTCTTCCATCCCACTCGCTCGCTGCCACTGATGCAGAGCCGCTGCCTGCTTCATTCTTGCGTACTGTATAACGGCTCTGAGTTCTGCTGAGTCCCGAGCTTGGTTCAGGACTCGCAGTACCTCAGCTTCCTCCGGTCGTAGTTCCTGTCGCTGGTTCGTTTGCGGCGCTGATTGCATTTGTGAGCCCCTCCAAAATAGTCTTCACTGTGTCATTCGTTGCGGACGAGTCGGCCTTGTTCGCGAGCGCCACGTTCTTCAGCGCCTGTGTCAGCACGTTCTTGATGTCCGCTTGAGCCTTCGCTGTTGCCAGAGCTTGTATTTGCGCGAGGTTCTGCGCCTGCGCTTCAATCTTCTTGTTGGCCGAAACTTCGTCGTCCAGAATATCTTCTGGCAGATCGCGCGCCTTCATGCGCTCGACGAGTAGCTTGCGGCTGTTGATGTGCGGTCTCTCGTCTTCCGACAACGAAACACGGAACGCGTCGAGCGATTGCGCGCGAACTTCTTTCGCAACCAGCGAAGTCGATCCTCGCGCGATCACGGAGAAGTCGCCCTTCGCTTCCTCGTCGGTGCCGAACTCCATATTCCAGTTGTACTGCGAGCCGATCACGGACTCGGTGAACATGTCGAAGTTGCGAACGGTGTCGCGAATCGGCAGGGCCGCAGCGCCAAGGAACATCGACGCTCCGCCTTGAGTGCGCAGCGCTTCCGATCCGCCCTGCCCCACGTCGCCGAGTGCGGGCGGAGGGAGTGCAGTCTCGGTATCGGCGAAGTTCATGAACAACTCGATGATCGTGACGAGTTCAGGGATGTGGCTATCCACCTTGATCTCACGAATGGCCGGGGCTTGGCTCTCCGAACCAGTCAGGCCATCGCGATAGAAAATCTTGAACGCGTGAACGTCCATACTCTGGCCGGCGAGCAGCAACTCGTGGTTCGCTTCGAGGATCGGACCGCACGACACGCTCGCGTTGTCGAGCAACATGCGAGTCGCTTCGCAGACGCCCATCTGGCTGTCGCGCATGATCGCGGGCAGGCCAATACCGAGGATGCTGATGTCGTCTTCCTCGTAGATGAACGTGTGGTTCGGTCGAATCTTAACCTCGAACGGGTTGATGATCGCCTTGATCACGACGCTGTCAAGCGTCCAGACATTCGCCTCGAACTGCGACGACAAGCGATCGTCAGCGATCTCTACGCCACACGCCTTGAGTTCATGGCCGTCAACGAAGCCCCAGTATTCGAGCAACTCGTACTTGCGCCCGCTCAGGTCCGTGACGTTCTTGCGGTCACCAGTAACTCGCAGCGACTGCTCCCACCATCTCTCCTTGTAGTTGCCGCCGATGTTGTTCTTCAGCCAGTTCTTGATCACGTCTCCCATGAAGTCGGGACGGGACGCGAGATCGGTGACTTGCGAGCGCGACATGATGTGGCGTTCAAAGTCGCCATCCTTCTGCGCGAGGGTCTTCGCGGACAGGTCTGGGTAGTGGTTCCACACGGGGACGACTTCAAAGTACGGCTGGAGTTTCTGTGCCTCGAACGCAATGTAACGCCCAGTAATTGTGTCGCGCTTCCACGACCGAGTCTTCGCGGTCTTGACCAGCGGACCCTTCAGGACGCCGGCTGAGTACAGCACGGCGGAGAACACTACGCGCTTGCAGAGCGAGATGTAACTGATCTCGTCAAGCTGGTCCTCCATGATCTTTTCCATCTTAGCGCACTTCTTGGTCGCAAATTCCGCGATCGCGCGCTCAATCACTTCGCTCGGAAGCTCTGTGCCCTCCGGCAGTTCGTTTTGCAGCGTATCGAGGACGGACTGCGTGTCTTCTTTACTCAGATCGGGAATCGGTGATGGGCGAATTCCCCAATTTTTCTCTGTCTGCGGGAACATCATTTCCATCAACCGTGCAACCGTCCCGATCACCTTCGTGCGCGTCACCTTCGGATAGGCCCGCGACTGGTCGGCAGGAATGCGACCGTCGATGTCCGGATCGTAGATGCCCCGGAACTGGCGCAGGTTGCGCAGCCACTGTTCCTCGATCACACGTCTGTCGCCACTGTAGGTCTCGAACAGTGCGTTCATTCGGACGCCAAACGTCTTCATCGCGTGCTCGTTCATGACCGGCGTTGCTGCATCTGCCATCGTTATCTCCTTGTGTAACCGCCGCGACTACGCTGCTGCGCCGCGATTAGTTTCTTGCGTTCTGCTTCGCCATCGGCCTCATCGACGCCGAGTTCGAAATACATGTCACCATACTGACTAGCCTCGCAAATGTGCGAGAAGATGTTCTTGAGGGGGGCGTCCGACGCAATTCCTTTGCGGCTGATCGGATAATGATACCCGCCTTTGAGCCCTCTCTTCAAGTACGAGCATCGCGGGTCTATGAGATACGACGGCCCCATCTCCGTGTTCATCACGAGGAACGAGTCGGTCGCACCTACGCGCTTGATCGCGTTGTTTGTCATCGCGAACTTGATCTTCTTGAACCCGGCGCCTGTGAAAATCGTCTTGCACGTAGCCTCGTCGTTCTGTGACCGGTTGCCGCCGCTGGGGTCGCCTGTGATGAAATAACGATACCCCTCGTACTTGCTGCGGAGTAGCGGCTTCAGGCGCTCCTTGATGCAGCGCTGGAGTCCCATGTTCTCCGTCACGATCTCGTCGAGCGTGAGCACGCGCCCAAACGCGTCCTGCTGCTTGAACGTCATCGCGGGCGTCATCCCGAAGTCGGCGCTGATCACGAGTAGCCGATTCGGATCGGGCCGCAGGTACTCCTTCGCGATGTGTCGCTCCGGGTCGAACATCGGGTGCACCGGCTTGCCGGACTTCGACGTGCCGTACTCGCCCTTCACGTACATCTTGATGAACTCGTTCGTCTTGTTCTTCGCGAGGTTCACGTAGTACCCCGGCGCCAAGTGGTCGAGGTTCTCAGCCAATTCCGAGAGCCCGCTCGGCTGCTTCCACCCGTGCCAGCCGTTGTCTTCGCACGGCTTGCCATCGACATCCAGCCCTTCGAGGTTGTTGTACCAGTACGAGTCTTCCTCGGGAGGGTTCGTGTCCGCCCAGATGCCGGCCCACGACGGACCATCGCCAGCTTCGCGCCGCGACGGGTAACGGTCAATACGACCGTCAAGCGCGTCCATGATGATCGCAGGAATCTCGCGACACTCGTTGATCCAAGCACCGGTCAATTCGAGCGAGAGCAGATTCTTAACGTCTGCTTCGTCGTCCAACGCCCGAAAAATCACCTCCGCCCGTACATCCCCCATTGTGATGTAATAAGTCTTACCGGTCTCCTTCCAGTGGCCGATCGACCCGTCAGGAAACCACTCGAACCACGTCTTCATCGTCGTGTCGCGCAACTGCGGCATCGTGTTGCGCACGATCGCCCAGCGGCTGCGGCGGAACCCGTCGCGACCGCGCTTCTGCATCATCGCCCGACGCGTGATCTCTATCACGCACCCCGACGACTTGCCACTACCGAACGGCCCCATGATCACGCGACGACGTGCGTCGCTCTGCATGAAGCCGCTGACGGTACGCGGCGCGATGTAGTTCAGGTGATCCATTACTCCGGAATCCAGATCGCATTGAGCCCGATCGACGGGCCGACATCTCTGAACCTGTGCTTCGTGGCACGCCACTCGCAGCCGGGTCGGTACGACTGGTTGTACACCCAGTTCCACAACTGCGCGGTCCACTTGAAGTTGAACTTCTTCGCCGACGCGCGCCAGCCAGTGGTGTCAACATACGGCCCGAGGCCAATGATGTCATACACATACACCCCGGTGCGCCAGTCGTTCTCAAACTGCTCGATCAACCAAAAATATCTCACGGCTTCATCCCCCATGTTGGCGCCAGAGGATAGTCAATCTCCCTCTGGCACGTGCACTGCGCCACCCACGGCGAGTGCACCACACCACATCTCGGACACACCCACCCCTGCACCGGAACAGCCTGTGGAACGACAGGCAGTCTCTGAGGACGGTAGCACATGCAAACCCCACTACGCTCGCACGCGGAACAACTCATCACTCGCCCTCCTGATCAATGACTGCAACCGACTTCTGGGCAACGGTGCTCAACGTCACGGGCGCAGCCCCACCCACGAACGTGACGTTGAGCGCGAAGCTGCCTCCGCCCTTGCCTCCCCCAGCATTATCATCCTTCGGCTCATACCCCGCGACCTTCGCGGTCCACTTGATCAGGTCGGCGCGAACCGACGCGGGGACTTCCGGGTCGGTCGCGATCTGGTACGAGTGCGTGAGCAAGTCCTCAGCCTGAATTTTCGCCTTGAGCTTGAACCCTATCCCCGAGGTCTTGATCTCATCCTTGTACGCGACGACAGTCCGCTTGAACGCCGGATCGTTCGACAGCGCGACAGCGGCATCTTCTTCGTAGCCGTAACGCCGATACGTCTCACCCGGCTCGTCGATGTCGAGCGCGATCTCGTAGGCTAGTCGCGGATCGAAACTCATCTCACCTACCGAGCGTGCCTTGTAGCCCGGAGGTAGTCGATCTGACTGTCTCACATCTTCGCGACCGGGAAGCGTGGTCTGGATGCGCGTGCCGTCTCGCGCTACGTCGATCACTTCCCGGATCGTCGGTAGCGCGCGAGCCTGTGTCGCTGTCGGCGCCGTGGGCAGCTTCGTCGCGAGGTAAGCCGGGGCGTCGGCCAGTGCGATATTGATCAGTTCGGCGTTGTCCATGCGCCCACTATACAGGGGGGGCCGGGAGGCTGTCAAGTCTTTGTGCTGTCAAGTTGTTTACACATTAGGC